CGAGACATGAAGTCCGCCCCGATGAGGATCGTCCGGCTGCGGATTGCCGCGGCCTGCCGAGAAGGTCACTTCAAAGCTCGGAACAAAGGAAAAGGCGGGGGAGATTGGCTCGCCCCGTATGGTTGCTTCCGAATTCCGGCCGGTCACAAGCCATGTCGGGTCGCAGCCGAGCTCGGCGAGCTTGAGCAGCTCCTCCGCCTTCGGCGAACGCTCTCCCCGCTCATACCGGCCGATGGTCTGCTCGGACACCTCCAAACGGTCGCCCAGCTCGCCTTGCGTCCAGCCCTGTGATTCGCGCCATGAACGAAGGCGTTCGCGGAAAGTCATCGCCAAATGGCCTTCTGCGCGAAAGTAATCTTCGCATTCGGTCGTGTTTCGCACATATCAGTTATCCAATCCAATCAATCAGATAGCCATTTGGCGGTTTGGAGACACCAAAGGCGAAGCGCGAAATATCCGAACGGTGTTGACACATCCGTTTGGATAGGCCGATATGGTTGACATGCAGACCAAGACCTTAACCCCGCAGATCCCAGAAAAACCCGCCGAACGGCGGGCCTGGATCAAGTTCCAACTGGAGCTTCGCGGCACGACCTTCACGGGTCTTGCCGCGGAACTCGGCGTCACGCTGCAGGCGGTGTCGAACACCGCTTTCGGCCGTCCCAACAACCGGGTCGAGGCCCGGCTGGCGCAGGAAATCGGCGTGCCGCAGGCCGCGCTGTTTTCCGAGCATTTCGACAGCAATGGCCAACGCATCCGGGCACTTTCTGCCCGACGCCGCCACGTTACCCCATCCACCCCGACGCACAATGTCGAATTTCCGGAGGCGTGCTGACATGGCGCACGACCCGACGCGGGACGATGTTCCGCATTCGTTCTACACCCAAGTCGGCGGCGACGAAAGTGGCCGGCCGGCGGTGACCCCGTACCGCCCTCAGGAGCGGACGACGGAGGAGCGGCGGGTTGCCCGGCTGCGGAGCACGCTCCGGCAGGCCGAGATGGCGGCGCGGATCAAGCCCCGGCCGGAGAGCCACCGGCTGGTGGACTCCACTCGGCGTCGGATGGCGGCCGAGGCCTGGCGGGCCGACCGGAGCGCGGTGGTGAAGGACGTCGTGGCGGGGCTGGCTGTGCTGTTGTTCGCAATCGCGCTGATCGGCTGGGCGTCGATCGCCAGCGAGGCGGTGACGCTGTGGAGGGTCGGGCAGTGACACCTTTTCGGGCGCCATTTGGTCACGACCTGGCGGCCATAGGGACGGGCCACCTCCGACAGTGGTGGGGCGGCGGGGCTACCCGCGTTCGTGTGCGTCCTTCGGGGCGTTTCCTCCCTCAACTGGCCGGACGCGCGGGTGCCCCCCGCACCAGTGTGTCCGGCGCCTTTTTGCGGGGAGCGACATGAGAACGGTCGCCACGCTGCTCGCCATCGTCCTGTTCCTGCCAGCGGTCGCGGTCGCGGTCGTGGTGGCGGCCGGGTGCTGGGCGCGGTTGCGGGCGGCACAGGCCGAGGAACGGGACCTGGCCGCGGCACGGGTGCCGCGGCGGGACTGACCAACCAACAAGAACCTCTCGAGGGACACGGCCATGAAGCGGCCCGCGAAGACATCATCCGGATCACGGTGCGGATCACGCCAGGGCGACATGTTCGACGCCTATGAGGCGGCGCTGCAGCCGGAGGAGCCGGCGGACGGCAGCCTCGATCTGGCGGCCGAGCTGTGCGCGACCCTGTCGCAGGCGATCAAGGATTGCCCGCTGAGCCGCGCCGAAATCGCGGCGCGGATGAGCGATCTCACCGGCAAGCCGGTCTCGGAAGACATGCTGAACCAGTGGACCGCCAAGAGCGCGACCGCCTGGCGGTTTCCGTTCGAGTTCGCCCCGGCGTTCGAGGTGGCGACCGCCTCGCAAGTGCTGCAGCTGCTGCTGGCGCGGCATCGCGGCACGGTGGTGATGACGAAGCGCGAAGGCCGCGACGCGGAGATCGGCCGCGCCCAGCGCGAGCTGAAGGAAAAGCAGGCGCAGCTGCGCCGACTGATGGGCGGGGCACGCTGATGGCCCGGGTCACGATCGGCGACGTCGCGAGGCAATGTCGGTTACGAAGCGCGCTGCAGAGTTGCGGGCTTCGCGCGAAAGCTGGCCGCATACGGGCGGCGGCGGTCCGCGCGCCCGCCTCTACGCCGTCGCGACCTGCCCCGGCCGGTGCAGGAGGCGCTGCGCGCCCGGGCGCTGGCCACCCCTTCGACCCCGGCGCTGCGCGGCCTTGTCGCCGCGCCGGCCGAACCGGCGCCCGGCGCTGCCGGCGCCGGAGCGCCTGACCGACCGGGACCTGAAGACCTGGCAGCGGACGACGATGCTGGCGCGGGTTGCGCTGATCCACGAGGCCGAGCGGATCGCGCGGATGGGTGGCGGCATGCTGGCGGCGTTCGCCGCGCTGGTGGCGGCGGAGAAGGCCGGGAAACTGGCGCCGGACACGCAGCGGGCGGCGGAACAGGCCAACGCGCGGGCCGGCGAGACCCGCGGGCTGTCGGTCACGTCGCTGCGGCGGTGGTGCAAGGCCTATGAGGGGGCCGGCCGGAACCCGCTGGCGGTGGCGCCGCGGCCTTCCCCGCGCGAACAGACCCTGCCGCCGCCGTGGCTGGCCGACTTCATGGATTTTTACGCGATCCCGTCCAAGCCGAGCATTGCCCGGACGGTGCGCGAGATCGAAAAGCAGCGGCCGGAGCTTTCCCTGCCGCCGCTGCGGACGATCCAGCACGCGATCAAGGCGCTGCCGGCGATCGAGCGGATGCGGGGGCGGATGGGGCCGCGGGCGCTGCGGCAGATCAAGGCGTTCGTCCGCCGCGACGTTTCCCAGCTGTGGCCGACGGCGGTCTATTCCACGGACGGCCACACGCACCATGCCTCGGTGGCGCATCCGATCCACGGCAAGCCGTTCCGCCCCGAAATCACCTCGACGATCGACATCGTGACGCGGCGGATCACCGGCTGGTCGGTGGCGCTGGCGGAGACCACCTGGGGCACGATCGACGCCCTGCGGCACGCCTTCACCACCTCCGGCATTCCCGACATCTGGTACGTCGACCGGGGCAAGGGCTTCAACAATGCGGTGTTCGACGACGCGTTGACCGGGCTTCTGGCGCGGTTCGACGTGACCAAGGAAACGTCGCTGCCCTACCGCTCGCAGGCGCGCGGCACGATCGAGCGGTTCCACCAGGTCTGGATCGAGGCAAGCCGGTTTTCGCCGACCTATGCCGGCCACGACATGGACGCGGAGGCGCGGAAAAGGATCGACACGGCGATCAAGGCCGACATCGAGGAGACCGGGCGCAGCGATCTCCTGCAGAGCTGGGACGACTTTCTCGTCTGGTGCGGCGAGATCGTCGCCGACTACAACGCCCGCCCGCATTCCGGCCTGCCGAAGATCGCGGATGCCACGGGCAAGCGCCGGCACATGTCGCCGGACGAGGTGTGGGCCGACTTCCGGGCGAAGGGCTGGGAACCGGACATCATGGAGTTCGAGGAGGCCGACGCGGCCTTCCGGCCGCAGACGACGCGGCAGGTGCGGCGCGGCGAGATCCAGCTGTTCACGAACCGCTACTTCGCGATGGACCTTGAAGACTTCCACGAGATCGAGGTGCTGGTCGCCTACGACATTCACGACGCCTCCAAGGTGTGGGTGTCGACCCGCGACGGGCGGTTCATCTGCACCGCCAACTGGCACGGCAATTCGGTGTCCTATTTCCCCCGGCCGTGCTCGACCAGGCTCATGAAAAGCGCCTCGACGGCCGCCTCAAGCGGGTGGACGCCCGGCGGGCGGCGGTGGAGGCCGAGCGGCCGACGCCGATGCTGGAGATCGCCGCCTCGACGGCCAAGCCGATCCGGGTGGAGCGGCCGGCGCCGGTGCTGGACGTGGTGGCCAATACGCCGCCCGCGCCCGCCGCCAACTCCGGCCACCCTGTCGATCCGGACGCCCGGCCGGCGCGGTTTTCGAGCGACGTCGAGATGGCGACCTGGATCCACGCGCACCTCGACCGCCTGACGCTGTTCGACGCCCGATGGGTGGTCGAGCGGCTGTCCACTCCCGCCTTCCGGACCCGGCTTTCGCTCGACGGGATCGACCCCGCGCGGCTCGTCGCCGAGGCCCGAACCAAGATCAAGCAAGAGGCAGCATCATCATGAGAGACGACTTCGTCACGGTGACCAACACCACCGCCTTCTTTGAAGGCATCGACAGCGTCGAGACCCGCGCCGCCTCGGAAAAGACGCTGATGGTGGTCGACGGCCTGCCCGGCCACGGCAAGACCACCACGGCCATGTGGTACGCGACCCAGCACGATCTGCCCTATGTGCGGGCCAAGGCCGAATGGACGCCGCAGTGGATGCTGCGCGACCTTCTGGCGGTGCTCGACATCGTGCCCGAACGGTCCTTCGAACGGATGTACGGGCAGGCCACCCGGGCGCTGGCCGACCGGGCGGACTATGCCCGCGCCAACGGCCGGACCTATGCCGTGATCGTCGACGAGGTGGACCACCTGACGCGGTCGACCAAGCTTCTGGAAAGCCTGCGCGACCTTTCGGAGCTGGTGGAAGTGCCGCTGGTGATGATCGGCATGGCGCGCCTCTGGTCGAGCCTTGACCGGGTGCCGCAGATCCGCAGCCGCGTCTCCGCCCATGTGACCTTCAAGCCGATGGCCGAGGCCGACACCGCCAAGATCGTGCGGACGCGCTGCGAATGCGAGGTGGCGCCGGACCTGCTGGCCCTGCTGCACGGCGCCGCCAAGGGATTTCCGCGCGAGACGCTGGAGGGCATCCGCTCGATCGAGACCGCCGGCAAGCGCATGGACCGGGCGGTGACGGTGGCCGACCTCGACGGCCAGGTGCTGCTGACTGACCGCGCCACCGGCAACCCGATCGTGGTGAGGGCGCTATGAGCGGCGAAGCCACGCGGCAGATGGAGATCGCCCGCGCGCTGGCCGGCGGTGGCTGCCTGACCACGGCCGAAATCGCCGAGGCGACCGGGATCGACCGGCGCGACGTGGCCGTCTTCACCGGCCGGCTGGTGGTGCGGTCATGGATCGTGCGCCGCGAGATCGGCTGCTTTGCCCTGTCGGACGTCGGCCGCCAAGGGCTGGAGTCCGGCGAGGTGCTGGTGTCTGGCCCGACCGGGCCGCGGACCGGCGCGCTGCAGCGGCCGAAGCGGCGCACGGGCCGCGACCGGATGTGGTCGGCCATGCGCATCAAGCGCAAGTTCACGGTCGGCGACATCACGGAGCTCGCCGGCGTCAATCGCGATGCCGCCTCCCGCTACATCCAGGCGCTGGCCCGGGTCGGCCTCTTGACACCGCTCCGCCGCGAGCCGGGGTTTGCCCCGACGTCCAACGGCCACGGCCGCTGGCTGCTGACCGGCGACACCGGCCCGAAGGCGCCCTCGGTGCGGCGGCGCGGCGAGGTGCATGACGCCAACACCGGGACGGACCATGCGCCGATCTCGCGCGCCGGTCTCCGGCAAGGGGGGCGGCATGACCGTTCTGGGGATTGCCCGGCAGATCCACGGCGGCGCGCTGCCCGACTGGATCGCCGAACTGGCGACGCGGGTGGACCAGGCCGGCGGCAACACGAAGGCGACGCGCGAGGTGGCGACACAGCTCGGCTACTCGCACAGCGTCGTCCACGAGATCCTGCGCGGCAAGTACAAGGCGTCCACTGATGCCGTCGAGGCGAAGGTGCGGGCGATCTACATGCGCGGCGCCCTGCGCTGCCCGGCGACCGGCTGCGAGATCTCCGGCGCGCAGTGCGAGACGAACCAGCGCCTGCCGTTTTCGACCGCGAACCCGATGCGCGCCCGGCTGTGGCGCGCCTGCCGGGGCGGATGCCAGCACAGCGCGCTGACGACCGAGCGCGAGGGGGCGGCATGACGACGATCGCCGACATCCAGCGGGCCGTTGCGGCCGTCACCGGAATCCCCGTCCGCGAGATGCGGTCGGCCCGCCGGGCGCGCCCCGTGGTCCGTGCCCGGCAGATCGCGATGTATCTCGCCCGGCACATGACGAGGGCCAGCCTGCCGCAGATCGGCCGGACGTTCGAGCGCGACCACACGACCGTCATCTGGGGGATCGCGCAGATCGAGCGGCAGATGCTGGCCGATCCCGTCATCGCCGGGACGCTGGAGAGGATTTCCGACCTGCTGGCCGAGCGCAGCGAGCAGGAGGAAGCCCGCGCCTTCGACACGCTCGCCGCAGGGATCGCCGAGCGGCTGGTCTCGGCCGGCTTCGGGACGGCGGCCGCGCCTCAGGTCATCGAGCGGCGCGTCGAGGTCGAGACGCGCGTCGAGGTGACGCCTCCCGCCGCGACCAAAGCGATCGACGCCGCCTGGGCGCTGACGGTCGCCTTCGAGGAGGTGTCGCAATGGCCCGGCGACACCGAGAAGCGGAGGGCTTTCTCCGAGAAATTCGCGCGCCTGCAGAAGGCGTTGCGCGACCACCAGACCTACACCCAGAAGGATCAGACCCATGGACACTGATGTGACTGAGAAAGCCCTGCCGCCCGGCGCCGTCGAGATCGGCGGCAAGGCGTACATGGAGAATGCCAAGGGCAATCTGGTCCCGGTCGAGACGATACGGCCGATGGATCTGCTGATCGACGAGATGGTGCGCAAGGTGATCGCCTATGCCACCGATCTCAACGCCCAGGTCGCCCGCTTCAAGGGGCATACGTTCGCCGACATCGGCAGCCTGCAGGCGCTGATCCTGCAGGACTACGGCGTCGAGACCGGCGGCGCTAAAGGCAACGTCACCTTCACGACCTTTGACGGCTGCCTCAAGGTCTCGCTCAAGCAGGCCGACCTGCTGGAGTTCGGGCCGGAGCTGCAGGCCGCCAAGAAGATCGTCGACGAGTGCCTGATGGAATGGTCGGCCGACAGCGGCGCCGAACTGCGCTCGCTGGTGACCAAGGCCTTCCAGGTCGACCGCGAGGGCCGGATCAACCGGTCCGAGATCTTCATGCTGCTCCGCTCCGACATCGACGACCCGCGCTGGCAGCGGGCGATGGACGCGGTGCGCGACTCGATCCGCGTCGTCGGCACCAAGGCCTACCTCAACTTCCACGTCCGCCAGAGCCCCGACGCGGCGTGGAACCATCTGCCCATCGATCTCGCCGCCGCCTGAAAGGAACCGTCATGACCAGCCCGCATATCACCGCCGTGGATCTCGGCCGGCCGGCCGACAACGTCGTGTCGCTCACGATCGGCTGCCGCTCGCGCGCCGAAGCCAAGCGGATCGAAGACCACCTGAACGATTGCCTGGTCGCCCGCGCGCTCGACTTCGGGACGCTGCGGCTGCGCTTTCCGGACCTGATTGTCGAGGTCGTGGATGCGGAGCCGGAGATAGAACGCGACGTGATCGCTCATGTGGACCCGTCTGGCGTCATCCGCTTCGACGTCGACCAGCCGGAGGGGACGGTGTTCCTCGGCTATGGCCCGGAGCCGCTGCTGCGCGATGCGCTGCGCCCCTTCGCCGACGCGGAAGGCGACGGCCGGCTGATCGCCCGCAGCGTGGCCGGGCATGCGACGAGCATTCGGCCGGCGTGGCAGCGGTGCGGCTTGCGCGCGGTGTCCGCGAGCGCCTGAAGATCCTCGCCGCCGAAGCCGCCGAGGGCCGCTGACATGAGCGAGCCCGGCGCGGGCGACGACATCGCCGCCGCGCGCCGGGCTCTGCTCGACCGAAGGACCGGCCGCCACCAGCGCCGCTACCTGCGCCACCGGACCCTGATCCGGCGCGCCCGGGAGCTGACCACGGCGCTGCTGCTGGCCGAGACGCACACGCCGGAACCGCCGGCACCCGTGACCAGGACGATGGAGGGCGACGACGATGACGGACTTAAATGGTTCCAGCGTTGAGCGCATCGACGAGGCGGCGGTGTGGAGTTCGCTGACGCCGATGCAGCAGACGGCGATCGGCAGCGCGGCGATCGCGCTTGCGGTTGCATGGAACGCAATCCGCGTGAGCTACGAGTCTGACCTCGACGGCGAGTATCAGTTCATCGCGGATGAGGGCGGGAACGTTGCTGCGGGCCATCTTGAACACGCGGTTCTGGCTGCTGTGCCTGGGGAAGTTCTCCTCGGTGATCATGGCCGGCCGAAGCTGCCGGTCTCGGTGCCTCCGATGCCGGGCGAGGTGTCGTCATGACCGCAGTGGACACCCGCGCCCTAGCGCGTAAGGCGAAAGCAGCATCTGAAATCCGCCAGGCGCTGATGGCAGGCGCCACGCCCCATCCGGGTCCTTATGCCGCCGACTATGTGGAGGTCAGGAACTGGCACGGCGCGGTGATCGCCAGTGTGAGCTCCGGCGCGCTTGGAGACAACAGGACCGTCTATGCGACGGCCGCGCTGCTCGCGGCAAGTTGGGAACTGGCCGCTCGGCTGGAGGCGCTTGTCGCCGCGGTTGTCGCGTCGCGTCGGCCGGAGGCGACCGAGGAAGAAACGGAGGAGCTGCGGCATCAGCTCCGCCTGGCGCGGGAGCTTGGCGACCGGCTGCCGCCGCTTCGGGCGCCTGCGGCCGGCGAGGTGTCGTCATGACCGCGCCCGTGATGCTCCGCGCCATCCACGCTGCCGCGCGCACGGCCGGCCTCGACGAGGACGGGCGGCATGATCTCATCGGCCAGATCACCGGCGGGCGGACGCGGTCGACCAGGGATCTGACCCCGGCCGAGGCCAAGCGGGTGCTCGACCAGCTGAACAGCGGCCCGCGGCGGCTGCTGGACGGGCCGTATGTGCCGGTCTGCCGCGCCCTGTGGATCTCGGCCTACTGGCTCGGCGTCGTCGACGATCGCACCGACGAGGCCCTGACGGCTTTCGTGAAGCGACAGACGAAGATCGACCACGTCACCTGGGTGCGCGACCAGCACGATGCCACGGCGGTCATCCAGGCCCTCAAGGCCATGATGGCGCGCGAGGCCGGCGTCGAGTGGCCGAAGAGCGACAAGAGCGCGGAGGCGAGCAAGCGCGCGGTGATTGCGGCGCAGCTGCGCCTGCTCGGCACCCATGGCGGCCTGCCCGACACCGATGATCTCGACGCGAGGATTGCCACGCTTGGCCGCCGCGTCCGCAAGATGCGGAGGGTGGCCAGATGAGTGACCGTCGCACACGCATCATCGAGCGCACCCGGAAACTGCGCGAACGCACCACCAAGCGCGGCTGCACCGAGGCTGAGGCGATCGAGGCCGCCCAGGCCGTTGCCCGGCTGATGGAGGAGTACGGCCTCGACGACAACGACGTCGAGATCGGCCGCGAGGACGTGGCCTGCAAGTCCCAGGGCAAGGCGGCGCGGGACCGGCTGTGGCCTGTGGTCGCGCATGTCACCAACTGCGCGTCGGTCATCTCGGCCGGCCGCGACGGCAACCGGCGTATCTTCTACGGGCGTGCGCCCGGGCCGGAGATCGCCGTCTACCTGTTCACGCTGCTCGACCGGGCGATCGACCGGGCAATCCGCGATTTTCGGGAGAGCCAGGTCTACCGCCGCAGACGTTCGCCGAAGACCCGCGCCCAGGCGGTCGCCGAGTTCACCGTCGCGATGGTCATCCGCCTCCGATATCGCCTCCTCGACATGTTCGCGGCGACGATGAACGAGCGCCCTGGCCCTTGCCCATGACGCACTCGCAAAGGCGCACCCCCGCACGAAGGAGGTGGCGCCGCGCGAGATCAGCCGGCGCTATCACGACGCCCGCAGCGCCGGATGGCACGCCGGCGGCGATGTCGGCCTGCACCACGGCGTGGATGCGGAGGGGCGCCCGGCGATGCCGGCCGCGCCGAAGCTGATCGGGAGCGGCCATGACTGACGCTCCCAAGCCCTGGGCGGATCTCGATCGCGACGAGCTGCTCGCGCTGCTGGATCGCCTTGATCGCCAGATGTCAGGCTTCGGCTTCGCGCTGCATGCCCGCCATGGCTCCCTCTCCCGCGAGATCCTTGAGGCCCGGTATGACGTGGCGATCGCCCGGAGTCATGCCGCAGAGCGGGCCGTGTGGGCACCGCGGGATGCCTGGCTCAAGAGCATGTCGTCTCCCGATCACCGCGTCCGGCTGACGTCGAAGTTGCTGGCCGAAAGCGAAAAGCTGGAACGCGCCTACAAGGCCGCGGACGCGAAGGCGAAGCGGCTGCGCAAGAAGACCGACGCGCTGTGGGATGAGCTCTATCCGCCGGAAAGGATGGTCTCGTGATGGCTGCTTATACCCTCGTGAAGACGTTCCCGGATGCCGATCACATTGCCCTGGCGGCCGTCACGGCGGCGCGCCTGCTGGCCGAAGACCCCCCTTGCCATGGTCGGGGGGGGGGCGCTCAAGAGCCCGGCATGTGGCGCTGGAGGCGCTCATGACGGCCTATCCGGAGGCGCATCGGAGCGGCCTCGGCCGCTGTCTCGGCTACCCGGTGCCGCGCGCGGCGCTGGCGGGTCTCCATCACGCACGACTGGCCGGCTGGTGGCGGGAGGATCTCGTCGACGAGGTGCTCGGCGCCGTGGTGGCCGACCGCTACGGGGAGCAGTCCGAATGAGCGCGCGTCTGCCGATCGTCGCCGATCATGCAGTCTTGCGCTGGCTGGAGCGGGTGGCTGGGCTGGATGTCGAGGCGGTGCGGATGCACCTGGCCGGGCGGGCGATGACGGCTGTGGAGCTCGGCGCGATCTCGACGACGCTCGACGGGGTGCGCCTCGTGATCGAGGGCGGCACGGTGGTGACCGTGGTGCGGACCAAGCGGCGACGGGCGCGCAAGGCGCGGCGGACGGGAGGCGGCGGATGCTGACGCACTGGCCGTTCGGGGCGCTGACCCCGCTCAAATATGGGCTCATCCTCGCGGACCCGCCGTGGGCCTACGAGATGTATTCCGAGGAAGGCTTCGAGAAGAGCCCCGAGGCGCATTACGAGACGATGCCGATCGAGGAGATCAAGCGCTGCCGGTCGGCCAGTTGGCCGGCGGGGATTGTCTGCTGGTGATGTGGTCGACCTGGCCGCATCTGCCGATGGCGATCGAAACGGTGAAGGCTTGGGGCTTTCGCTATGTCACGGGCGGGAGCTGGCACAAGACGACGGCGGCCGGCAAGACCTGCTTTGGCACAGGCTATGTGCTGCGGTCGGCGTCCGAACCGTTTCTGGTGGGCGCGATCGGCGCGCCGAAGATCGTCTCGCGATCCGAGCGCGGCGTGATCCTGACCGAGGCGCTGGAGGAAATCCCCTCGCATCTGGAGGGCGTGCGCCGCGAGCACAGCCGGAAGCCGCCGGCGATGCGGGCCATGCTGGAGCGGCTGCGGCCGCAGGCGTTCGGCTGCGAGCTGTTCGGCCGTGAGCCGTGGCCGGGGTTCGAGGTGTGGGGGGACGAGGCGGACAAGTTCGAAGGGGGGCAGAAGCCGGCGCGTCGTTCGCGGCGCCCCCTCACCCGCCCTTCGGGCACCCTCTCCCGCGAGGGAGAGGGACCGTGTCGCCGGCACCCGACTTGTTCGGGCCGGACCTGCCCGGGCCGGACCGGACTGGAGGTGAGGCATGAGCGCGTCCTGGCTTCCGGCGGGCGAGACGCTGCCGGGCATTCTCGCTGACATCGCGGCCGTGGGCGGCGTGCAGCTGGCGCTGGCCTTCGGCGCCACCCACGGCGGCGCCGAGCGGTATATCCCCGATCCCGACAGCATCGACCGGGACCACTGGATGGCGAAAGCGCTCGGGGTCAAGGTGGCGCGGCTGGTGGCGGCAAAGCACGCGCGCAACACGGTGACGATCCCCAACGCCCGGAATTTCTCCAACGCGGTCGAGGTGCGCCGGCTCTGGGCCGAAGGCAAGTCGATGAGCCAGATCCGGCGCGAGACGAAGCTGACCCGGGTCACCGTCAAGCGGCTGATCGGCGGCGCGCCGCAGGGCGTTGCCTCGGACGGCGGTGCCGCCGCGGCCGAGCCGGACTTCTGCCCGGCCTGCGGTCGGCGTCACCGCAAGCCGACCGCGGCGACCCCGACCGAGACCGACGACCGGCAGATGGCGTTCCCGTTCGACGGGCGTTCGAACCCGCATTGAAGCCCGCCGACCCCTGCAGCTGGTGACGGCTGCAAACCCGCGCCTGTACGCGCGATCCTGCGCCCTCACAACCGAGGGCGCCCGTGTCGATCCATCCTGACCACATCATGTTCGCGATCCGGGAGGTCGCCCCGGCGCGAACGGGGTGGAAGTCCGCCAGCCAGGCGCGGATCCTCGGCGACATCGAGGCGCATGCCGGCGCGCTGATGCTGTCGGCCGGGCTGCTGACCTATCTGCGGGCGGCACATTTCATCGCGCAGATCGCCCATGAGAGCGACGGCTTTTCGACCACGGAAGAGTATGCCTCCGGCGCGGCCTATGAAGGCCGGGCGGATCTCGGCAATACCGAGCCGGGGGACGGCAAGCGGTTCAAGGGGCGCGGGCTGATCCAGCTGACCGGCCGCTACAACTACGGCGTCTATGGCGCGCTGCTGGGACTGCCGCTTCTGGCCCAGCCGGAACTCGCCGCCGATCCGGTCATCTCGCTGCGGATCGCGATCGCCTACTGGCAGCGAAACACCCTCTCGCCTCTCGCGGACGCCGACAACCTCGTTGCCATCACCAAGCGCATCAACGGCGGCACCAACGGTCTCGCCGATCGGCGCGCCTATCTCGCCAAGGCGAAGGCCGCGCTGATGGAGCGGCTTGCCGCAGCGGTGCCCGCCGATGGCTCCCGGCCCGTTCTGCGGCGTGGGTCGAAGGAGGAAGAGGCCGTTGCCGAATTGCAGGCGCGCCTGCGCTGGGCCGGCTTCCGGATCGCGGTCGATGGCGACTTCGGCCCGGCCACGGATCTTGCCGTCCGCACCTTCCAGCGCGGCCAGCGTCTCACCGTCGACGGCATCGTCGGCCCGCAGACCTGGACGGCCCTCTACCTCTGACCCCGAACTTCCGGAGATATCGCATGCGCCGACTTACCCTTCTGTCCCTGCTGTTCCTTGCCGGCCTCTGCTTCGGCGGGCTCCTGTTCGCGGTGGCTGGTGCGCCGCCGCTGCTTGGCGCAGCTCTGATGGGCGCGCTCCTGCCTGCCCTCGCGATCGCGCCCGAAGGCCCTGTCGGCGCCCTTCTGACGATCGGCGGGGTGGGTGCGACGTGCGTCTGCCTCGTTGTGTTCGCCGACCCCGCCGCCGCCGCGACGCTGCCCGGGCCGGAGGCGATGGCGCCGATCGGGGTGGCCGTGGCGCCGGCGGCGATGGCGCTGCCGCCGATCCTGCACGAGCTCGGCGGCCTCGCCTATGAGCTGGTGGTCGCGATCGTCATCCCGGCGCTGCTCTATCGCTGGACCGGACTGAAGTTCAAGGACTCGCGGCGATCGATCCTGCATTCGGCGGCCACGACCGGCGTCGCCGAAGCCCTGATCCGGCTCGGTCTGACGCCCGGGACCGTGAAGCCGGATCATGTGGCCAACATCCTCTCCATCGCCGAAGGCTGGATCGGCGGTCCGGGTGCCGGAGACACGGTGAAGGCGCTCGGTCTCGACAGCGCCGACGTGCAGCGGATCGCCGCGGCCAAGCTGGCGGCGCTGATCGGCGCGACACCGATCCACCAGGAGACCGAGGTCACCCACGTGATCGCGGCGCCGCAGCCGTCGCGCCGCACGTGAAATTCGAGACGCTGGTCGCGCTGGCGCACAGCATCGGGGCGGCGATCCGCCTCGATCCGCGCCGCGACCTTGAGACCGGCGACTACATCGTGACCGCCTCGCTGGTGACGGAGACCGGCGCCGGCCAGACGGCCGATTACAGCGTGATCGAAACCCATGTGGTGGCGATCAGCGAAGACCGATGACGACGTCGGCAACGTGACGGGGACCGATGGACGACGTGGATCAGGCGCAGCTGCGCGAGGAAGGCGAACGGGCGGCGGCGCTGGCCCGGCTCATGGCGCAGGCCGCGGCCCCGGGGGCGGCGGTCTGCGACGACTGCGGCGAGGAGATCCCGGCGATGCGTCGGCAGGCCCTGCCGTCGGCCCGGCGCTGCATCGGCTGCGCCGAATGGAACGAGGCACCGAAGCGCGGGAGAGACGATTGGAAGCCCTGAAAGAGTACTGGCCGATCATCACGGCCGTCGCGACCATCCTGCTGGGGGCGGCGGGCTGGGCGATCCGGATGGGCCTTGCCAGCAAGGCGGATCTCGCCGCCGAGGCGGCGGCGCGCGCGCTGCACCAGCACGAGTTCGAACAGCGGATGGAGGCGTCCCTCAGCGGGGTGCGCGCCGGCCAGCACGAGCTCGCCTCGCGCACGCTGCGGATCGAGACCGAGATCAAGCACTTGCCGACCTCCGAGGACATCTCGGCGCTCCGGGACCAGGTCTCGCAGATCAGCGCGACCGCCACGGCGACGAACCGCGAATTGCAGAGCATCAACCACTCGCTCAATCGCCTCGAAGATCATCTCTACAGCCGGAAGCCCTGACGATGGACTACGTCGACGAGATCACCCAGTCGCGCCGGCTGGCCACCCTGCGCATCCTCAAGGAAAACGAGGGGGCGGCGAACGAGAGCGTGCTGCGGCGCGCCCTGCACCTGCTGGGATTCCGGGGGCGCGCGCAGACCGACGAGGCGCTGACGGGGGATGCCGACATGCTGGCCGCGGCCGGCCTTGCCTCGGTCGACTACTATCTCGGCAAGGTGCGGACCCTCGCCATCACCCGCCGCGGGCGGATGTTTCTCGACCGTCACGTCGACCCGGTCCCCGGCATCGAATATCCGGAGATCTGAGCCATGGCGCGGCCGACCAAGATCGACAGATTGCCGGCCGAGATCCGCGAGGCGATCGGGACGTTGCGCCGCGACGGGCACACGATCGACGAGATCCTCGGCCACCTGCGCACGCTCGGCGTCGCGCCGGAGGAAGTCTCGCGGACCGGCCTCGGCGAGCACCTCAAGCGCTTCGACAAGATGCGCGCCCGCCTGGCCGACAGCCGAGCGGCGGCCGAGGCGATCATGGACAGGATCGACAAGGACGGCGGCGACGACAAGCTGACCCGCGTCAACATCTCGTTCCTGCACTCGTCGATCATGGGGCTGTTCGAAGCCGAAGACGGGGAAAAGGTGACCTTCGCGCCGGACGAGGCGCGCGATCTGTCGTCGGCGATCAAAAACCTGGTGTCGGCGTCCAAGCTCGACATCGACCGGATCGAGAAGATCGAGGCGCGGGCCACGGCCAAGGCAAAGAAGGAAGCTGCAGCGACGGCCGCCAGCGTGCTGCGCAAGGCCGGCGTCAGCCAAGAAACCATGGACGAGATCAACCGGATGCTCGGGGTGACCTGATGGGCAATGCCCGGATCATCCCCGACAACCCGAAGGCGATCTTCCTGCCCTATCAGTCGCGCTGGATCACGGACCAGTCGCGCCTCAAGCTGATGGAGAAGGGCCGGCAGATCGGCCTGTCCTGGTCGACGGCCTATGCCACGGTGTCGCGGACGGCGCTGGTGGCCGCACGCTTCGACCAGTGGGTCTCGTCCCGCGACGACATCCAGGCGCGGCTGTTCCTGGAGGACTGCAAGCTCTGGGCGGGCATCGCCAATCTTGCGGCGCAGGATCTCGGCGACGTGATGATCGACCCGACCGAAAAGCACAGCGCCTATGTGCTGCGCTTTGCCAACGACCGGCGCATCAATTCCATGTCGTCCAATCCCGATGCCCAGGCCGGCAAGCGCGGCGGCCGGGTGCTCGACGAGTTTGCCCTGCATCCCGATCCGCGCAAGCTCTGGTCGATCGCTTATCCGGGCATCACCTGGGGCGGATCGATGGAGGTGATCAGCACCCATCGCGGCAGCCACAATTTCTTCAACGGCCTGATCCGCGAGGCGCGGGAGAACGGCAATCCGAAGAAGATCAGCCTGCACCGGGTGACGCTCCAGAACGCGCTCGACGACGGGTTCCTGTGGAAGCTGCAGCAGTCGCTGCCGGCCGACGCAGAGCAGCAGGCGATGAGCGAGGCGGAGTATTACGACTGGGTGAAGTCCGGCTGTGCCGACGAGGAGTCGTTCCAGCAGGAATACATGTGCGAGCCGGCCGACGACGACGCGGCTTTCCTCGAATATGACCTGATCGCCTCTGCAGAATACCCGGCCGGCACGGACTGGCGGGCCTGCGAAGGCCGGCGGCTCTATGCCGGCCTCGACATCGGCCGCAAGCGGGATTTGACGGTCCTCTGGGTGGTCGAGCGGCTCGGCGACGTGCTCTACACCCGCCATATCGAATGCCTTCAGAACATGTCGAAGCCGGACCAGGAGAAGATCCTGTGGCCATGGATCGAGCGCTGCGCCCGGGTCTGCATCGACGCCACCGGCCTCGGCATCGGCTGGACCGACGACGCGCAGAAGGCCTTCGGCATCTACAAGGTCGAGGGGGTCACCTTCACCAGCCGCGTCAAGGAGGCGCTGGCCTATCCGGTGCGGTCGGCGATGGAAAGCCGCACCCTGCGCATTCCCTATGACAAGCACGTGCGCGCCGATCTGCGCTCGGTCACCAAACAGGTGACCGCCGCCGGCAACGTGCGCTTTACCGCCGAACGCACGCCGGACGGCCACGCCGACCGCTTCTGGGCGCTGGCGCTGGCGGTCCATGCCGGCGAGACGGCCGGCGCAACCGTCCGCCTCGATTCGATCGGCGGACAGCGGCCGAGCGCAGGGCTGCAGGACGGCTATCTCGGCGACAGCGACGCCGGCCCGCGCGCCGACCTTTCCGATTACCTGAGGATGTGACCATGCGAAAACGCCGGTGAAGGAAGAGATCGCCGCGATCGCGCGCGACCCGCTGCTGCCGCTCTACACCAAGACGCTGCAGCCGAGCGGCGAGGTGGTGCGCACCAAGGCCGGCGGCAGGGGCGTGGCGATCTACGACGAGATCCGCCGCGACCCGCATGCCCATGCCGTGCTGCAGAAGCGGACCATGGAGGTGGTTGGCCGCGAATGGCAGGTGACGCCGGCCTCCGACAGCCGGCTCGACAAAAAGGCGGCGGCCGGCGTCGAGGCGCAGCTGAAGGGGCTCAATTTTGATCGGCTCACCCGCGGCCTGATGGGCGCGGTGCTGAAGGGTTTTGCCATCGCCGAGGTGATGTGGGAGCTGCGGGACGGCATCTGGACGGCGGCGCGGATCAAGGTGCGCCGGCAGCGGCGGTTCCGCTTCGACATCGAGGGCGCGCCGCGGCTGATCACCCGCGAGGACCAGATCGACGGCATCAAGCTGCCGCCGCGCAAGTTCATCGTCCACCGCTGGTCGCTGGAAGATGACGACGACGATCCCTACGGCGTCGGACTCGGCGAGGTGCTATTCTGGCCGGCGTGGTTCAAAAGGAACGTCTTGGCGCATTGGCTGCGCGCGGGCGAGCGCTTTGCCTCCCCGACCGTCATGGCCACCTACCAGGGCGAATATGACGAGACGCGCCAGGCGCAGCTGCTGCAGGTGATCCGGACGTGTGCGGTCGACGCCGGGATCGCGGTGCCGGCGTCGGTCGAGGTGGCGCTGCTGGAGGCGGCACGCGGCGGCGGGGGCGATCTGCTGGAGACGATGGCGCGCTATCTCGACGAGCTGATGAGCGAGGCCGTGCTCGGCGAGACCCTGTCGACCAATTCGGGGACACGCGGCGCGCGCTCGCTCGGCGAGGTGCACAACGACGTGCGCGTGGCGATCGCCAAGGCGGATGCCGACGAGATCTCGGCGACGCTCAAGGAAAGCCTGGTGGCGTGGATCGTCGAGCTCAACTGGCCGGGCGCGGGCCTTCCGGAGGTCTGGCGGGATTTCGCCGAAGCCGAGGATCTCAACGAGAAGGTCAAGCGCGACGAGGCACTGGTGGACATGGGCTACCGGCCGGCGACGTGGAGTATGTCAACGAGACCTATGGCGGCGACTGGATCGACGTGCGCGGGGCGCGGGAGGCGAGCGTGGCCGCGCCGGCGCCGGGCGAGGAGGAAGACGAAGACGCTACGGGCGAAGGGACAGGCGCCCCGCCGCCGGGGCCGGCCGAGGCGGCGGCGTTCGCAACGGCTTCGGGGGCTGCGGCGGGCACTGGCGAGCCGGGCGATGATCCGGTCGGGCACCTCGTCGACCAGGCCGAGGCGCTGGCGGCGCCGGCGATCGACGCGATGCTGGCGGCGATCGGCGCGGCCTTCGCCGAGGCGCGCGACTATGACGACCTGTCGCTGCGGCTGGCGGCACTCAGCGGCAGCCTCGATCCGGGCGACTTTGCCAGCGTGATCGAGCAGGCCTTCACCGTCGCGGATCTTGCCGGCCGCGACGAGGTGATGACGGAGGCAGCAGATGGCCGTTGAGGGGGCCATTGATGGGGTCGGCCTGCCGTTCCAGGAGGCGATCGACTTCTTTCGGGCCAAGGTCAACCTGCCCACGAACAAGTGGGATGACCTGCGGCACGGGGCGCAGGTACGCGCCTTCTCGGTGGCGGGGGTCACCCGCGACGACATGCTGGCGGACTTCCGGGCGGCGATGGACAGGGCGCGGACCGCGGGCACCGGCTACGAGGCGTTCCGCAAGACCTTCGACGAGATTGTCGATCGCACAGGCTGGAAATTCTACGCCCGGGGCAAGACCGAAGAGGCGCGGCGCGCCTGGCGGGCGCGGATCATCTACCGGACCAACATGCGCACGAGCTACATGGCCGGGCGCTACCAACAGATGACCTCGCCGGCCGTGCTGCGCTATCGGCCGTTCTGGCAGTACCGCCACGGCGACAGCCGCTTTCCCCGGCCGCTGCACGTCGCCCTCGACGGCAAGGTGTTCGCCGCTGACGACCCGATCTGGAAGGTGATCTTTCCGCCGAACGGCTGGGGCTGTTCATGCGACGTGCGGGCGCTGTCGCAGCGGGAGCTCAAGAGGCTCGGCAAGAGCGGGCCGGACCCGCATCCGGACTGGCTGAAACCGGAGACCCGGCCCGATTCGCGCACCGGCCAGCCGGAGGAACGCTGGCCGGGCATCGACCGGGGTTGGGAGTACAACGTCGGCCATGAGCGGCTGCACGGGCTGGTGCCGCCGGAGCTGGCCACGCCCCTGCCGCCGCTGCCGTCGCCGGAGGGCTTCGAGCGGGCCGATCCGCGCCCGGACCTGCCGCCGCCGCCGCCCCGCACGCCGGTCGATCCGGGCCTGCTGCTGCCCGAGGGCCTGCCGGAGGAGGATTATGCGACGGCTTTCCTCGGGGCCTTCGGTGCGGACCTCGACCGGCCGGCGCTGTGGCGCGATCCGGCGGGCGGTATCGTCACGATCGACCGCAGCCTGTTCGAGCAGCGCGGCCCGACCGGCGAGGTGTTCGCCCTCAAGGTCGACAAGCAGGGGCGCGGCCGCTACATGCGGCTGCTCGCGCAGGCCGTCCAGGAGCCGGACGAGATCTGGGCGGACTGGGCGTTGTTCGGGGACCAGGTGGCGCTGACCCGCACCTATCTGAAATTCTACGAGCTGCCGCGCGGCCGATCGCTGTTCGCGTTGTTCCGCTGGGGCAAGCTCGGCTGGTCGGGGGTGACGGGCTACGATGCGACCGCGAGCCGCTCGCTGCTCGGCCGGTCGGGCGCGCTGCTCTACCGTCGCCGGACGTGACCGGCACAGCACGGCGAGCCCATCCGCCTGGGCTCGCCGTGTCGCAGCCTCTTTCCAAGCCGGCGGAGGCGCGCTGGCTGCGACGAGGACGAACATAGGGCGATCGCCTCACGGCGACAAGACGCGCATGAGGAGTGGAAGCAGGCGATGACCGGCGTAACCCTGAAAGTCGACGACGCGGCGGTGATCGCCGGCCTTGCCCGGGTTGCCGACGCCGGTCTCGATCCGAACGACGTCCTCCAGAACATCGGCGAGTATCTGCGCGACGCGGTCCAGGACCGGTTCGACGCCGAGGCCGGCCCGGGCGGCGTCAAATGGGCGCCGCTCAACCCGCTCTATGCGGCGACCAAGAAGGGCCGCGGCATCCTGAGGGAAAGCGGTGATCTGCACGAAAACATCGTCTGGCAGATCATCGGCGGGGCGTTGCATGTCGGCACCAACCGGCTGCATGCGCGGGTCCACCAGTTCGGCGCGACGATCAAGCCGAAGAGCGCCGCGGCACTGGTGTTCCAGCTCGGCACGCGGGTCATCCACGCGGCCTCGGTCACGGTGCCGGCGCGGCCCTTCCTCGGGATCGACGACGAGGACCGGCGCGAGATCCTCGACATCGTCGCCGATCACCTCGCGATGGTGTTCGAGGGTGCGGCCGGCGGCCCCTGACACTCGCCGCAGGGCGCCTTGCGCAACATGGTTCGGACATGGCCCGTATGGGCACGACGTTGGCCGCTGACGGGCGCTCCGGGCAGCCGCTCCGATGCCCCGCAAAATCGGCCGAGGCCAAAAACGAACTAATCGAACAGGGTCTGTGGCGATCGTGGTCCGGCGGGTGCGGGGCGGATCGCCGATCGCGCCTCGATGCGGCCTCGAACGCCCTTCGAAGGCCCGGCTTATAGGGGTCATCCTATCGGCTGACGGGTCGGCGCGGGGGCGGCGATCCTCGGCGCCATGAAGCCCTTCGACATCTTCAAGGCCGGCACGCACACCGCGATGTCGGGCGCCACGCTCACCTACAGTGACGCCGACCTTGCGGCGATCGCCGCCGGCTATGACCCGGCGCGGCACGAGGCGCCGATCGTGGTCGGGCATCCGACCGTGGACGGCCCGGCCTATGGCTGGGTCGCCGGGCTCAGCGTCGACGGCGATCGGCTGGTCGCGACCCCGAAGGACGTGGACCCGGCTTTTGCCGATCTCGTCAAGGACGGCAAGTTCCGCAAGGTGTCTGCCTCCTTCTTCCTGCCGACCGCGCGCAACAACCCGGTGCCCGGGCAGATGTCGCTGCGCCATGTGGGCTTCCTCGGCGCGACGCCGCCTGCCGTGAAGGGCCTGCGTCCGATCGAGTTCGCCGACGAGGCGGACGAGATCGTGACGGTCGAGTTCGGTGAATGGACCGACGCGGCGATCGCCGGCAGCGTGTCGCGGATGTTCCGGCGCCTGCGCGACTGGCTGATCGGCCAGACCTCGATCGAGACGGCCGACGCGGTTCTGCCCTCCTGGGAAATCGAGAGCCTTGCCGAGACGGCCAGCGCCGCGCGGCCGGCCGCGTCCCCTGCCTATGCCGACACCGGAGCGGATGCCGTGCCCGGCCCGCCCCCTTCCACCGGAGACAGACCGATGCCGACACCCGAAGAGCTGGCCGCCCGCGCGGCCGAACTGGATGCCCGCCAGGCGGAGCTCGACGCCCGCACCGCCAGCCACGCCCAGAGCGTGGCCGCCGCCCGCACCGCCGAGGATGCGACGTTCGTCGCCGGCATCATCGCGGCCGGACGCCTGCCGGTCGGGCTCAAGGAAACGGCCGTCGCGCTGTTCGGCGAGCTCGACGACGAGGTGCTGACGTTTGCCGATGGCGACGGCGAGGTGACCACCAGTCCGCGCGCGGCCTTCCGCGACCTTCTGGCCAAGCTGCCGGTGCCGGTCCAGACCGGGGACTTCGCCGGCACAGAGGACGCCGATGCCCTCGACTTCGCCGACCCCGTCGCTCTTGCCGACGCGATCACCGCGGAGATGGCGAAAGCCAGCGCCGCCGGCGCGCCGATCGACGTGCACCAGGCGCTCGCCCGGATCTCGCCCAAGGCCTGACCGGCCGCCCATTCCTCGTTCTCATCGGGACCAGACACCATGGACAGGCTCCTCATCAAGACGGCGACCGCCGGCGGCTCGATCGCCCACCGGCGCTTCGTCAAGTTCTCGGCCGACGGCACGATCGTGCAGGCCTCGGCCGCCACCGACCTGATCGTCGGCGTTTCCGACTGCCCCAACGGCGCTGTGACCGGCGAGCGGGCCGACTACATCCTGCTCGGCATCGCCGAGATCGACATCGGCGGCACGGTCGCCCGCGGCGCCTTCGTGACGTCGGACGCGAACGGCAAGGCGGTCGCGGCGGCCCCGGCCTCCGGCGCCAACGCCGTCACTGCCGGGCAGATGCGGGTCTCGGCCGTCGGCGGCGACATCGCCGAGATCTTCGTTCACACGGGCATGATGCAGGGCGCCTGACGCGCCGGCCTCGCCCTATCCCCTTTCCCGGGCGCGCCCGGACCTTCTGGAGACTTGATACATGTCCGGGTTCCCCTTCACGCCCGATCCGCGGCTGACCGGCCTCGTCATCGCCCATCGCAACGCGGCGCTGATCGCCGACCGGGTGCTGCCGCGCCTCGGCATGCCGGTGCCGACCCGGCAGTTCCGCTATCTCAAGTTCGATTTTTCCCAGGGCATCACGATCCCCGACACCAAGGTCGGCCGCAAGGGCACGCCGAACCAGGTGGAGTTCTACGCCACCGAAGTCGCCGACCAGGTCGAGGACTACGGTCTGTCCGACGTGATCCCCAACGACGATGTCACCAACGCGCCGACCGGCTATGATCCCCGCGACTTCGCGGCCACGAAGCTGATCGAGCTCGTCGACCTCGACCGCGAGGTGCGGGTCGCCAACGTGGTGTTTGACGCCGCGACCTATCCCAGCGGCAACAAGGAAACGCTGTCCGGCACCTCCCAGTGGGACGATCCGGACTCGACGCCGATCGAGGACGTCCAGGACGCGATGGACGCCATGATCATGCGGCCGAACAAGCTGGTGCTCGGCCGGCCGGTGTGGACCAGGCTGCGGCGCCACCCGAAGATCATCGCGGCGATCTCCACCTCGGGCACCGAAAGCGGCGTCGCGACGCTGACGGCGGTGGCTGACCTGCTCGAAATCCCCGAGATCGTCGTCGGCGACGCCTGGGTCAACACGGCCAAGAAGGGCCAGACGGTGACGCGGACCCGCGCCTGGGGCAAGCACGCCGCGCTGCTGCATGTGCCCGCGTCGCTGTCGAGCACCACGGATGGCACGCCGGCCTTCGGCTACACGGCCGTCTACGGCACCCGCGTCTCCGGCGAGACGCCGGCCAAGGTGGGCCTGCGCGGCGGCGTCGAAATCACCTCCGGCGAAAGCGTGGCCGAGGTGATCGCCTCCAGCGAACTCGGCCACCTGTTCACGAACGCGGTGTCCTGACGCACGCCGCCGCCGGCGTGTCCGGCGGCGCCCCTCCCTCGATCCGCAGAGACCCGCGATGACCGACAAGACCCCCGAGACGAAGGCCGCCTCCAAGGCGGCCGCGCCGAAAGACAGCGAACCCACGGCCGCGCCCCCGGTCGGGACGGTGCCGAACTTCCGGGTGCTGGAGGCGATCCGCCACGACGGAGAGCGCTACCTGCCGGGCGGTTCCATCCCGATCGCCGACCGCGACGTTTTCGACCAGCTCAAGGCGCCCGCGCCATCGAGGGCGACTGGCCCGAGTAGGCCGGACCCAGATAGCCCCGGCGCAAACCTCCAGAGGCTGACCCATGCCCTACTGCACCCTCGCCGACCTGATCGAGCGCGCCGGCGAGACGGAGATCCTTGAGGTCGCGGACCGCGATCTCGACGGGATCGCCGACGCGGACGCGGTGGCGGCGGCGATCGGGCAGGCCGACCAGACGATCGACGGCTATCTCGGCACACGCTTCGCCCTGCCGCTCACCACCGTTCCCGGCCTTGTCGGCAAATGGTCGGTGTCGATCGCCCGCTATCTGCTGCACCGGGACGGCGCACCTGACCATGTGGTGCGCGATTACCGGGACGCGGTGGCCGAGCTGCGCGACGCCGGCGCCGGGCGGTTGGCGCTGCCCGACCTGTCGGGCCTCGCGCCGGCGTCGTCGTCGTCCGGCTCGGGCCTGGCGGAGGGCACCCGGCCGGTGTTCGACCGCTGCGGCCTGAAGGGCTGGCTGTGATCGGCCTCGTCGTCGACCGGCTGATCGCGACGGCAGCGCCGCCGCTGCTCTCGGTCGAGGCGGCCGAGAATTTGGACGCACTCGGCAAGGGCACGGCCGCCCGGCACGGGGCCGCCTTCGTGATCCCGATGCGCGAGCGGGCCAGCGCCAACCGGTTTGCGGGCGGCGCCTTCGAGCAGGAGGTGACGGTGGAGATCGCCGTCGCGGTGGCGATCCGCGCCCAGGACAGCGCCAAGGGCGGCAAGCGGGCGGTGTTGATCGAGGGGTTTCAGGCGGCGCTTGAGGCGTCGCTCGCCGGCTGGCGGCCAAGACCGGACAGCCAGCTGATGGACTATCTCGGCGCCGATAGCGCGCCGTTCGGCAACGGGCTGACGTGGTGGGTGGCGGTGTGGCGGACGAGCCGCTGGATCCGAAAGTGAGGACCAGGATGAACGAGACACGCAAGACGGGCGGCAGCTGGACGGTGGACCCCGTCACGGGCGTGCGCCGCCGGCGCGAGCCGGAACAGCGGCCGGCGCCGGAGCCGGAGACGCCGACGGCGCGGCGCGCCCGGCTCGCCGCCGAAGCCGCGAAACCGGCCGGGGACACGCATGCGGCCGGGGTGGTCCCGGCCGAGGACACGGGCGCGCCGAAGGCGCACGGCAAGAAGGACAGCTGATCCATGCCGGTGATCAACATTTCCCAGGGCGTGCTGCTGCACAAGCCCGAGACCGTCATCGGCACCGACGCGGCGCCGACCACGGCCAATACCATCAAGTTCTTCAACATGACCTTCGCGCCGATGGAAGGCGAGGACGTGCCGCGCGACTTCGTGCTCGGCCACATGGGTCACCAGGGCATCGACGTTGCCGGTCTCTACGGCCGGGTCGAGTTCGACGTGCAGCTTACCGGCTCGGGCGCGGCCGGCGTCGCCCCGGCCTTCGGCGGGCTGCTGCGGTCGGCCGGCTGCGACGAGGCGGTGACCGCCGACACCCAGGTCGACTACACGCCGCTGTCGGACGGGCAGGAAACCGGCACGCTGTGGTTCAACGACGACGGCGTGAAGTACCCGTTCACGGCTGGCCGCGGCAACTGGCAGATGGTCTGGACCGCCAATCGGGTGCCGCTGCTGCGCTTCACCTACCTGGGCTTCCTCGCCGATGTGACCGATACCGCCCGGCCGGTGCCGGTGTTCACGCCGTGGCAGGACGGACTGGTCTGCGACTACCTCAACACGGCGTTTTCGCTGCACGGGGTCCCCGCCGGGCTGGAAAGCTTCAACTTCAATGCCAGCAACCAGGTCGCACCCCGCTTCCTGATCAACAAGCGGTCGATCGAGATGACCGACCGCAAGTCGGCCGGCACGGTGGTGATCGAGGGTGCGGCGGTCGCGACCAAGGACTGGATCGCAACCGTCAAGGCCAAGACGCTGGCCGAGCTGGAGATCACCCACGGCCTCGTCGCTGGAAACATCGTGGAGTTCGCCGCGCCCGCGACCCAGGTCGGCCGCCCGAGTTACGGCGCCACCAACGGCATCCGTAACCAGACTTTCCCGACCTACCATCGCCCGGTGACGGGCGATGACGAGTGGACGCTCACGTTCAAGTAATTCGGCAAGTAAGCCCGTCAACGGACACGCCGCGGCGTCTCCTCGAGGAGGCGCCGACGCCGCTCCGAACCCCCTTCGAAAGGCATGTGATGAAATTCGCGATCCTCACCGGCGAGATCACCTTCAAGCGCACGGTCACGGTGCGCATCCCGTCCGCGACCAAGGTCGACGGCTATGACGACCATTCGTTCAAGATGCTGTTCCGGCACATGCCCGACGCCGAAGCCGAAGCCGGCATGAAGGCGCTGGAGGGGCTCGTCGGCGACGCGCTGCGCGTCAAGCTGAACGACCAGGACGTGGCGGTGGCGGCCGGCTGGGAAGACATGATCGGCGAGGACGGCAAGCCGGTGCCCTATTCGGAGACGCTGCTGCGCGAGGCGCTCGGCAACCTCTATTTCCGGGCGGCGTACCGGCGCGCCTACCAGGACGGCGTCGCCGGCGAGGGCCGCCGGGGAAACTGAAGGCGGCCGCGCAGGCGTGGGCGCGCGGCCGCCTCGGGCGGGCCGACACGGACCGGACCGGGGTCGACGCCGGCGACGTCAAGGCGCTGGCGGGCTGGGGGATCACGGCGGAAGCGACTGTTGCTTCCGGGGACGTGTTCGGGGTGTGGCCGGACAACTGGCCGAGCGTCACCGCCTTCCTGGAGCTCGGCACCCAGATCAAGCCTATCGTCGTTTCGGGCGGGCTGATCTGGACCGGCTACCACTATGCGGACGTCGACGTGCACCTGCGCCGCAAGGGCTATCCGGACGCGGTCTATGACGATCTTCGGGTGATGGAAGCAGCGGCGATCGCCGCGCTCAACGAACGGCGCAACTGATCCAGGACACCTCATGACCCTCAATCTCGCGATGGTGCTGACGATGGACGCCGCCGGCGCCGTCACGGCCACGCGGCAGCAGACCGAGGCGGTCAAGGGCCTGCGCAACGAGGCGGCCGAGGCGGCGATGGCGCTGACCTCCCTGCAGTCGGCGCAGGCGCGCACGGCGGCGGCCGGCGCGGACCGGACGCAAGGCGTCGTCAACGCCTGGGCGGGGGTCAACGACCGCGACACGGCGGCGCGCGCGGCCGACATCGAAGCCTACGGGCGGTCGCTCGACGATCTCAAGGCGCGGTTCGTGCCGCTGTTCGCGGCCGAGCAGCAGCATCTGGCGATGCTGGCCGAGATCAACCGGGCGCATGCGATCGGCGCGCTCAACGCGGACGAGATGGCGGTTGCCGTCGGCCGACAGCAGGCGGCGTATGCGGCGCAGGTCGGGGCCATCAATGCCGCGACGGGTGCCTTGCAGCGTCATTCGGCGGCGGCGCGGGCGGACGGGATCGCCAGCCACGACCTCATCAACATGCAGGCCCAGTTTACGGACCTTGGCGTCCAGATCGCCTCGGGCGGCTCTCCCGCCATGGCGATCCTGCAGCAGGGCGCGCAACTGGCCCCGATCGTCTCCGCGCAAGGTTCGATCCGCGAGGGGGCCTCTGCGCTTGCCGCCGGCTTCGCCTCAATGCTCAATCCGGTCAATCTTGCCGTGATTGGAATGGCCGCAGCCGCGGCCGGCGCCTCTCTCTTGTTCGAGACGATCGGCAGTGGCACCTCGGCCAGTGCGGCGGCGCTCGAACGGCATATCGATGTCGTCCGGCGCATCAAGGACGCCTATGGCGAAGCCGCGCGGGGCGTGAAGGAGTATGCGGCGGAAGAAAAGATCGTCATCGACTACGCCGCCGGCCGGAACGTCGATGATCTCAAGAAGCGATATCTGGACGCCGCGCAGGCCATTGCCGGCGAAATCAACTCCCACTTCGTGGACGGGATCATCCTTGGCGCGGATCAGGGTCTGGAAGGGCCGCTCCGGGCCTATCTCGATGCCGCCCGAGCCGGCGTCCCCGACATTGCCGCCTTGCGGCGCGAGATCGCGGCGATCGGCGCCGCATCGGATGATCCCCGGCTCAAGAAAGCCGCCGATGACTGGCTCGACGCAACGACGACGGCCGACGAACTGGGTCGCGCTGCCGATGCCGCGGCGGGAAACATCGCCAAGATCAGCGTCGAATCGGCGCGCGCGGCGGATGCCATGGAGCGATATTCTCGCGCGTCGGCCAGCCTCCAGCGCCGGGCGATCCCGCCTCTTGACCCGATGGCCCAGATCAACGCCGACGAACGCGCGGCGATCGCCGCCGCAGGCGGCACATCGGAAGAGACCCGCGCCCGGCTTCTTGCCGAACGCGCGCGCCAGCAGGAGCGCGCCCGGAACACTCCGGTGCCACGACCGAACGAACGGCGTGGTGAAGGGTGGAACCCTGTCGGCGACATCCTGCGCGGCGCGGAGGAAGACCAGCAGGCCCTTGCCATCCAGGCGCAGGCTTTGCGGATGTCGGGTGCCGCCGCCGTTGCCTATGCCCGTGAGCAGTCGCTTCTCGCCGAGGCACGCCGCCAGAACATCGATCTGACGCCGAAACAGACCCAGGCGATCCGCGAAGAGGCCGCAGCCTACGCGGCCCTCGCGGGTGAAGTGGCGGCGATCGCACAGATTGAAGCGGGCCGCGAACGACTTGAGATGGCAAGGGCCGAGCTGGCCCTAGTCGGGCAGTCCGAGTCGGCGCGCGCGCGTGTGCTTGCGCTGGTTGAAGCGGAACAACGCATCCGGCGTGCGGGGATTGCTGCCGACTCGGAGCGCGCCGGCATCATCCGCGAGCAGCTGGCCGCCGAGGCCGATATGGCGGTCGCCCTCGATCGTCAGACCGCCGCCTGGGACAAGATCCGAGACGCCGGCGGCGATGCGATCAACACGCTGGTGGACGGCCTGCGCACCGGCAAGTTCGAGATCGAGGATCTCGCCACCGATCTCACGCGCTCGCTGTTCGAGGTAGGTCTCGCCAATCCGCTCAAGAACGCTTTGCTGGGCCAGAACCTGCCGACGCTCGGCGATGTCGGCGGCGTGCTCGGCAAGATGATGGGCAACGAGGCCAACGACAACGTGGCGGCCGCCGCGCTCGACACCGGGACGATGTCGGTCACGGCCGCGACGGTGATCATCAACGGAGGGGTCGCAGCGGGGAGCGGCGCGGCGGGCCTCAACTTCGCGCCGGCCAATTCGAACGCCGCGCCGGCGCCGGCCGGGGGCGCGACGTTCGGGACGAGTCGCTACTCCGGCGATCAGGCGGCGTTCCTCGAGTCGATCCGGCCGGGCGTGGAGAAGGCCTCGGCCGCGACCGGGATCGACCCGCGGATCATCGCGGCGCAGGCGGCGCTGGAGAGCAACTGGGGCAAGAGCGCGCCGGGCAACAACCTGTTCGGGATCAAGGGGCCGGGTCAGAGCCTCGCCACCCGCGAGGTGGTCGACGGCAAGTGGGTCAGTACCACCGACAGCTTCCGGACCTATGCCAGCCCCGCCGACTCGGTCGCGGGCTATGCCGATTTCATCAACCGCAATCCGCGCTACGGGGCGTTCAAATCCGCCCAGGGCATGGACGCGCAGATCGATGCGCTCGGCCGCTCCGGTTACGCGACCGACCCGGCCTATGGCGCGAAGATCGCCTCGATCGCCGGCAAGCTCGACACGTTCGGCGCCGCCCTCGACAAGCCGACGGAGACCCTTGTCGACTTCACCTCGGCGCTCGGCCCGGTGGCCGGCGCGGGCCGGGCCGAGGTGCCGGCGCTGTCGCTGACCCGGGCGCAGGCGGAGGCGATGCCGGCCGGGGTGTCGGCCTATGGCGCGAAGGCCGAAGACCAGGTGTCGATCCTCGAAGGGAGCTTCGACCGGCTGTCGGCCGGGATCGGCGGGATCGTCGACCAGTTCCTGCCGGGCTTCGGCGGGGTGCTGACCACGCTCCTTCAGGGCATCGCGCAGTCGATGCAGGGCATGGGCGGCGGGGGCGGCGGGCTGCTCGGCTCGATCGCCAGCGCGATCGGCGCGGCCTTCGGTGGCGGCGTCGCCTCGCTGTCGTTGTCGGCGGGCGCGGTGGGCGCGATGCCGGCCGGGGTGTCGGCCTATGGCACCGGGTGGAGTTTCGACGGCGGCGGATACACCGGTCCGGGCGGGCGGTACGAGCCCAAGGGCATCGTCCACGCCGGCGAGGTGGTGTGGAACCAGGACGACGTGGCGCGCCACGGCGGACCGCAGGTGGTGGACGCGATGCGGCGCGGCCTGCCGGGCTATGCCAACGGCGGGATCGTGAATGACAACGGCGCGTCATGGGGAGGATGGGCGGCCGCGCCGGCGCCGGCCGCGTCCGGACCGGTCACGGTCGTGGTCAATCCGGCGCGGGCCAGCGACAACGTGCAGGTGGAAGAGGAACAGGACGAGCGCGGCGGGCGGCGGGTGATCATCACCACCGAGGAGGTGATCGGCCAAGCGATGGGCCGGCCGGGTTCGGCCGCCAACCGGCAGCTCGGCGGCATGGGCGTGCGCGCCAAGCCGAGGCGCACATGACGGTGCCGGTGCTTCCCCCGGAACTGGATCTCGTCATGCGCGAGGGCTGGCGGCGCGGCGCGGCCGACTCGCGCGTGGCCGCCCGGGCGGACGCCGGGCCGCGGCTGCCGCGGCGGCGCTATTCGCGGACCGGCCGGCCGTGGTCGCTGGTGCTCGACTGCGACCGGGACCAGGAGCGCGGGCCGACCGCTGGTTTCACGAGGACACGCGGGGCGGCACGCTGCCGTTCTGGATGACGGACCCGAGCCGGGACGCGCGCCGATCCTGATCGGCGGCGCCAAGGTGCTGATCGGCGGAGTGCCGCTGACGCTGGCCTGCCGGCTGCTGGTGATGTTCGAGCCGGGCGCGGCGCCGGAGACGACGCTGGCCGGCTTCAAGTGGCGGGTCGCCTGGCGGCTGACGGTGATGCCGTGAGGCGGGTGTCGATGAATGCCCGCCGGCACCACGACGAGCCTTACAGCGACGACCTCGAAGTCGCGCTGTTCAAGTTCACGCACCCGGCGCTGGACATGCCGATCCGGCTCTCGACCGATCCGACGGACCGTCTGACCACCGATCCGCTGACCTACGGGACGCGGTCGGCGTGGCGGCTCGATCCGGGCGAGACGATCCTCACACGCCCGTTCGAGTTCGTCTTGCTGGACGCGATCCTGCCGGACGACGACGAGGAGACGCCGGCGGCGGCGCAGATCGTCATGGAGGTGGTGGCCCGCGACCAGGCCAAGCCCCTGCGCGAGACGATCACCCGGGCGCGGGTGGACATGGCGATCGTCCTGGCGGGCTCGCCCGACGTCATCGAACAGCAGTGGCTTGGCCTGTGGCTGATGACCGCCAATGGCGATGCCGGCCAGATCGAGTTGCAGATTTCGCGCGAGCCGTTCCACGAGGAGCCGCATCCGGCCCGGCGCATGTCGCGCGATGCCTTCCCGGGTCTCTATCGATGACGGGGCTCTATCGATGATGGGTCGAAGCAACATCGAAGCGGCCTTGAGCGGCTTCGTGGGCATCCCCTATGCCGACCTCGGGCGCAGCCGCGACGGCGCCGACTGCTATGGGCTGCTGTGCCTCGTCTACGCGGAGATCGCCGGCGTCACGCTGGCGAGCGGGCTTGAGGCCTATCCGACCGCCGAAGACCGGGCAGCGGTCGACGCGGTGATCCATGGCGGGTTGGCGCGCGGGCCGTGGCATCCGGTGATCGGGGCGGTGCAGCCACTCGACGCGGCGCTGTTCCGGCGGGGCCGGCATGCCTCGCATGTAGGGGTCATCCTATCGGCTGGCCGCATGCTGCACATCGGCGACACTGCCAGCGTGATCGAGCGCTATGACGCGCCGGTCTGGCGCGACCGCCTGCTCGGCATCCATCGGCACGAAGCGCTGATGAGGCCGGCCGGCGGGTGATGCCGTGACCGGTGCGGCCCTGTCTCCCGAGGCCCATGCAGCATTTCTCGCCCCCTGATCCGGACCTGCTGCCGCCCCTGCCGGCGGCCGCAGCCCCGCGCCGGGACGCCGGGGCGAGCGTCACGACGCTGGGATGGTTTTCTCCAGAGATCGGACGGCATGATTTCACCGTTCTGCCGGGGATGACGATCGCCGAGATCGTGGCCCAGGCGATGCCGGGGCTGACGGCCGAAGAGCGCCGGCATGTGCGCGTCATCCTCGTCTCGCCGCGCGGGCAGGACGTGGTCGAGGCGGGGTTGTGGACCCGCGTGCGGCCGCTGCCGGCCACACGTGTGGTGATCCGGATGCTGCCCGGCCGCTCGGCCTGGCGCTCGATCCTGCAGTTGGTTGTGACCGTCGCGGCGTTTGCGCTTGGCCAGTGGTGGGCGGCCGGCTGGCTCGGGGCGTCGGGGTCATTCCTCGGTCTTGGCGCGAACGCGTGGGGCGGGATCATCGGCGCCGGGCTTTCGGCGGTCGGGGCGCTGGCGATCAATGCCTTGTTCCCGCTCGACCAGGGCAGTTCCAAGCCGGACACCTCGTTCGCCGTCACGGGCTGGCAGAACCAGGCGCGACCGGATGCGCCGGTGCCCAATCCCTACGGCCGGCATCGGATGGCGCCGCCATTCGCGGCCTCGTCCTATTTCGAGGTGGTCGGCACCGACCTTTTTGTGCGCGCCCTGTTCGTCTGGGGCTACGGGCCGATCGCGCTGTCCGGCATCCGGATCGGCGACACGCCGATCGAGGAGTTCGACGAGGTCGAGCACGAGTTCCGGCCAGGCCGGCCGGAGGATCTGCCGGTGACGCTCTATCCGAACCAGGTGGTGCAGGAGCCGCTGTCGATCACGCTTCGCCGGGAAATGGTGAAAAACGACAAGGGCGAGATCCAGCGCGACGAGCCGGTGGAGGACGATCCCTTCGTGGTGGTCAGCGGCCGGGATGCCACCGAACTTTGCGCGATCTTCCAGTTTTCCGCCGGTCTCAGCCTCTACTCGGTCAGCCGGAGCAAGTCGATCGCCTACACGGTGGCGATCAAGATCGAACAGCGGCCGGTGGTGGACGACGACGACACGCCCGGCCCGTGGGACGAGGTCGAGACCCTCGAAATCACCGAGAACATCCGCGCGCCGTTCTGGCGGTCGCACCGCTGGACCCTGCCGGCGCGCGGCACCTACGAGGTCCGCTTCACGCGGATGACCAACGAGACCGAAGACCCGAATGTCTCCGATCAGATCGTGCTCAATGCGCTGCAGACGATCCGGCCGGAGTATCCGCTCAACGTCGATTTCCCGCTGGCGATCTCGGCGATCCGCGTCAAGTCGACCTATCAGCTCAACGGCCAGCTCGACAGCTTGAACGCCATCGTCCAGCGCCTGCTGCCGACCTGGGACGGCGAGGACTGGGTTGAGGCGGCCTCGTCGTCGCCGGCGACCGCCTTCCGCGATGCCTTGACGGGGGCGGCGACCGACTATCCCGAGCCACTTGAGGCGATCGGGGAGAGCGTCACCGAATGGGCGGAGTGGTGCGCGCTCCAGGGGCTGAAGTACGACCGGATCCACGATTACGAGGCGACCTTGCAGGAGGTGCTGCTCGACATCTGCCGCGCCGGCCGGGCCGCCCCGCGCTGGGACGGGGAAAAGTGGCAGGTGGTGATCGACCGGCCGACCGAAGATGTCATCGCCCACATGTCGCCGGCCAATTCGCGGGACTACCGCTGGTCGGCGATCTATCCGCGGCTGCCGCACGCCTTCCGGGTGCCGTTCATCGACGCCTCGAACGACTGGCAGAGCGGCGAGATGCTCGTGCCGTTCCCGGACCACACCGGGCCGATCACCCGCACCGAAGAGCTGAAGCTGCCGGGCAAGACCGACCCCGACGAGATCTTCCGCGAGGCGACACGGCGGCAATACGAGGTGCTGCTGCGCTCGGGCTCGGCGCGGGCGATCCAGGACGGCGTGGCGCGGATCGCGACCCGCGGCGACCGCGTGGCGGTGTCGCTGGCCGACATCGACCGGGCGCATTTCTCGCCGCGGGTCAAGGCGGTGGTCGGCGACCTCGTGGCGTTTGAGGGCGCCTCGGTCGTGATGGAGGCGGGCAAGGTCTACGCGATCCGCTTCCGCGTCCATGCCAACGCCGACGACGTGGTCGGCCGGTCGGTGGTTCGCAAGGTTGCGACCGTGCCGGGCGACCAGTCCTCGGTGCGGATGTTGCGGACCGGGGTGGCGGCGGCCGACGCGGAGAAGCCCGCCGCCGGCGAGATCGTGCATTTCGGGATCTACGGCGAAGAGAGCCGGCATTGCATCGTGCGCCGTGTCGAGGCCGGCGATGCCGGCGCCAGCGTGTTCCACCTGGTCGATTACCGGCCGGAGATCGACACTTTGACGGCCGCGCGGCCGATCCCGCCCTGGGACGGCCGCGTCGGCGAGATCGTCGCCTTCGTTCCGGTCGCGCCGGCCGCCCCGGTGGTGATCTCGATCGAGACCACACGCGACGTGGCGCCACGCGTCGTGGTCGCGCTCAACCCCGGGCCGGGCTCGGCGCCGCTGACCCGCTGGCAGGTGGACCACCGCGCCGAGGGCGCCGGCAGCTGGTCGACGGCGACCGTCTCGTCGGCCGCAACCCCCGTACTGACCGGCTACGCGCTCGGCGACGATATCGAGATCCGCGCGCGGGGCCTTGCGCCCGGCGGCACGCCCGGGGCGTGGGGGCCGGTGCTGGCCTACACGGTCGGCGAGGCGTTTGCGGCCGCGCCGGCGGATCTCGCCGTGGAGCTCGTCGTCGAGGCGACGTCCGAGACCACGGTCGGCGTCTACAGCCTGTTTTCGTGGTCGGCCGGCGGTGACGGCTGGGCCTATGAACTCGAATGGCAGCGGTGGGATGGCACCACGGGCGGGCCGCTCTCGCGCGGCGTGACCGGTGCCGGCGAGACCACGCTGCGTACCGGGCATCTCGCCGCCTATGCCCAGCATCGTGCCCGCATCCGGGCGCTGCCCGATGACGACGATCCCTCCGACTGGTCCGGCTGGCTGGACTTCGTGACGGCGACCGCGCCGGTCGGCGTCGACGATGACGGCGCCTGATCTTCGACCATGACGGTTATTTCCTGGGGGCGGCATGACCAGTCTCGTCCGTGCGGTCGGCAGTTTCGCGTTCGACGAGGTGGAGGTGCCATCGGCGCCGACCTGCGACCTTGGCGCGGCGATCGCGCAGCGGCTGGTGGTGACCGGCAGCGCGGCGATCACCTCGTTCGGGACTGTGCCGCGCATGATCCGCCATCTGCGCTTTGCCGGCGCGCTGACGCTGACGCATTCGGCCGGGCTGGCCCTGCCGGGTGGGGCGAACATCGTGACGGCCGCCGGCGACACGGCGACGGCCATGAGCGACGCGCTCGGCGCCTGGCGCGTCACGTCCTACACAAGGGCGGACGGGCGGGCGCTCACCGGCCCGACCGCGGCGATGATCACCGACGCGGCGCGGCGGGACGGACGCTGCTGCAGACGGCGAGCGCCCGCGCGGCCGCGGCGGCGATGGGGACCTGGTACTGCCTGCATGCCTCCGGCACGGCCGTGAATTTGACCGACACCACCGACGAGACGGTGATGCGGTCCGTGACGGTGCCCGGCGGCGCGCCCGGCATCCACGGATGCGTGCTGGTCTGGGCGCTCTGGTCCTACACGAACAGCGCGACCGCCAAGACGATCAGGGTCCGCAGCGGCGGGCTGACGGGCGACATCATCGTCGAGATCGCCCCGACCACGACGGCGACGATCATCACGACGCGCGTCATCGGCATGGCCGGGAGCCTCACCTCCCAGGTGTCCTTCCAGGCGTCCGATGCCGACGGGATCGGCACCGGGAGCAGCGGCGTGACCACCGGCGGCCAGGACTACGGCGCCGACGTGGTGATCGCCTTCACCGGCCAGCCCGGCTCGACCAGCGCCAACATCAATCTCCTGCGCAGCGAGGTCTGGATCCTCCATGCCGCCTGATCTTCCGACCCCTGACAGAGGCACCCGATGACCGACAGCATCTCATCCACCAACATTCCCGAGCTGTCGTCGATCAACGAAGTGCTCGGCAATGCAATCGGGGACGGCGGCGGCAGGATCAGCGTCACAGCCTTCGCGACCCAGCTGCTGAGCGACGGGCCGATCGCCGACGTGATCGGGTCGATCGAGGCGGGCTATGAGGACAGCGTCGCGCTTGTCGCGGATCTGCCCGATCCGGACGGCCTCGACGTCGGGGCGCTCTGGCGTGTGTTCGGGGACGGCGAGGATTCGGGGGTCTGGAAAGTCCTCGCGGGCACGCCGAAGACGTGGGACCGGCTTGGCCCGCTGCCGGCGGCGGATCTCGCCGTCGTCGACGCGCGGCTGGACGCCGGCGTTGCGTCGGTGGCGGCGGAAGTGGCTGCGCGCTTGGCCGGAGATGAGGCCGAGGCGACGGCGCGAGCGGAGGCGATTGCGGCCGAAGCGACCGCGCGGGGCACCGCGATCAGCGGCGCCATCGCGACCGAGGTCACGAACCGCAACACGGCGATCTCGACGGCCGTGGCGGGTGAGGCGACCGCGCGGGGCACGGCGATCAGCGGTGCAATCGCATCCGAGGTGACACGACCGACACAGGCGATCTCGACGGCCGTGGCGGGTGAGGCGACCGCG